TTGTCTATCAGGACCCTGACACGCAGAATACCTATCTGCTGGCCAAGAACACCAGGTACGACACCAGCCTTGGCGTCGATCCGTTCAGTGACTACAGCAGGATCCAGCTCACCAAGCAGGTCAATCAGAGCGCAGTCTTTCCGACTGCGCTGGATGCTGGCTTCTCGTTTCCATCTTACGTTCAGTCCTTTGTCAGTTCTACCGGCTCTGACTCCTGCTGGATAGCTCGTGGTCATACTGTGTATGACACCAGTATCGGCGCCAGTGACATGACTATCACCAGTACCACGGTGCTGCCGAATGATGCCACGAAGTACGGCATCACTGGTGGTGTCACCTACACTGGTAATGGTACGCCTGGCGGCAACACCGCTTATGTGTACCAGGATCAGAACACTTTCGGCGGCGCGAACTCCGGGGTGTGGAGTGTCACGGAGGCTGGCGTGGCCACCAGGATCTACCTGGATGATGGCACGCACAACCCGAAGACTCTGGCATTCGTCAAGACGGATCTACTGCTGGCCTCTGGCAATCTCCTGTACATCCTGAATGCTTCAGCTACAGCCAACACGGCGCTGCCTACAGCAGCGGCGGCTGCCCCGGTCGGTCAGGTCATCACTTCGATCTGCTCTGGCCCTGACGCGGTGTACATCGCTGCCAATGATGGTGCGATGGGCTACATCTACAAGACCATCTACACCAACACTTCAGCCCCCGGACTGATCACCGGCATGGAACAGATCGCTGTCCTGCCCGAAGGTGAGCAGGTCAACACGATCGCATTCTATGTGGGTACGTACCTGCTGATTGCCACGGACCTGGGGGCCCGGGTCGCCAACATCAGCAATGCTGGTCTCCAGTATGGTCCACTACTGTTCACGATCCCGAAGACTGTTGGACAGACCAATGGCTGCAAGGGTATCGCCTTCGGCGGTTCGCTTGCATTCTTCGGTACCTACTCGCAGTCAAGTCCTCAGCATGATGGTGCATGGGGTACATTCGCCGTCGACCTGGGTACGCTGAATACCGACTCGGTTACTGGCTTCAGCACCAATGCCTACTGTCGCTGGGTGTTCAGTACTTCCACGGCTCAGCCGATCAATGACATGACTTCACTTCAGAGTGGTCGCGTCTTGTACGCGACCTTGCCTCAGAGCGCTGGAGTGAACTCGCTTATCTGGATTCAGCACAGCACCAACCTGATCACTGAAGGCTACCTTCAGACTGGTCGGTGCAGGTTCAACACCCTTGAACCCAAGCTCTTCAAGTTCTTCTCGATCCGTACACCTACTCCGCTTCAGGCGAACTTGACAGTATCTGTACTGGACGAGGGTGGAGGTGAGACGAGTTACATTACGTACACTCCGGCCATTCCTCCGTCCACTACGGACATTGCCACTCCCACCCCGGCTGGTCCTCAGAACTGGATCAAGCTGAAGTTCTACCTGTTCAACGATCCTGTTACGCCCAGCAATGGTGCGCAGATGAACGGCTGGCAGATCAAGGCATTGCCTGGAAATGTCAGGCAGCGTCTGATTTCCAAGTGGTTCAACTGCTACAACAACCAGCAGGACTTGAATGGTTCTCCTGTTGGTGACGACCAGTACGCTTTGACTACACTGAATGCCGTTCGGCTGATGTGTCAGCGTGGTGATACTGTTCTGCTTCAGGATCTGGTCAATAACATCAGTGAGATTGTGGTGGTGGACGACTATGAATTCGTTATGCAGTCACCGCCCGGACCTAATGCAGAGAACTACGGGGGGTTCCTCCGCGTTGACATGCGGACCGTTGCCGATACAGTGCCGCCGTTCCCTGTAACGACCGGCGTACCGGTCGATTAACAGGAGAGATTGTGGACCTGGGGACAATCATCGCCATCGTGTCATTGGCGCCCATCGGAATGGGCGCCTACTTCAGTGGTAAGACCAATGCCGTTCAGGGTTTGGCTTCCACGAATCAGATCCTTCAGTCGAAGATCGACCTCCAGACGGAGATCATCAATTCACTGAAGGATCAGCAGGCTGCCGACAGGCGCGAGGTAGCAGTGCTGCGAGAGCTGGTCACGCAGAGGGCCAACGTCGAGGCAGTGCAGGAGACTGTTGACCGCGTTGAAGGCAAGGTCGATCTGATCGCGGCGAAGGTAGGTGTCGATGTCTGAACTGCCTGAAGGTAAACCGACCTGGTTCGTCAGGGACATCATCGCCAGTGCGCTCACCGAAAGTGAGCGCGACAGCATCAGGCATGTTCAGCGTGTGCTTGGCTGTCCGATCACGGGTGACCTGGATCATACCACCCGGATGCATATCCGGGGTATGCAGAGGCTGTTCAATCTTCAGTTGACTGGTACAATCAACGAGGAGACAGCCCGAGAGATCGACCGCCTAGTAGAGCCAGGTACATGGTGAAGGAAGTCAATGACAAAGAAGCAGTTGCTGCACGTTGCACATACCTTGTTCGCCCTGCTGATCGGCCTGGCACCTTTTGCGCCCGAACTCGTGGCCAAGCTGGGCGTGCCTACGACTGCCGGTGCGGGAGCGACAGTGATCGCCGTCTCAGCGGCGATCGTCAAGCTGGCGGGAACTAACTACGGCAAGACCCTGATCAACAAGTTCATCCAGTAAAGAACAAATGCCCCACCCTGATTCCACATGAGTCAGGGTGGGGCTTGTTTTGCGTTTAGGAGAAGGTCCCAGTGATGCGAATCTCTTCGCCGTCCTGGAGGTCTTCAATTAGACTGATGACCTTGCCGACGGCCATCAGGGTCTCGCTGTCAGTCTCGTAGTTGTGAGAGTCAATCTGACCCTCTTCATCAAAGATGCCAACCGTGTAGTAACTCACCTGCCCTCCAGGATGCAGCCGTTCAGTGCTCGACCACAGTCGGAGCAGCGAGTGTGCTGAGATCCGCACGGCTCGGGACAGATCGTCCGATCGTACCAGGACTCACGGATGGAGCCACAGTGCTTGCACTTGACGGCAGGACGGAACAGGGTGGAGTCAGTGAATCCCATGACGCCACGTCCCGTCATCGAAGAGGGTGATGGAGGGGCGACCGGGGCCATCGGTATACAGCTCAGCGCGAGCCTTGCCAGTACTGCCATAGCTGGCCCAGCCATGCTGGTCAGCCCGACGAGATCCGGACCGGACCAGCCAGTGAATCGGCTTGGAGTCGATCCCCTCGAAGATATTCGGAACGGCCTTCAAGTTGATCCTGCTGTCGCCAGGCTCGTAGGCATTGTCATCCCAGAACTGGTTCTCAGTCTCGGGCGGCTCAACCTTGAGCGGAGACATGACCCACTCAGCGTACTGTTCGACGGTCATATCCTCGGCCCGGAACAGGTCCTTGAGCTCATCCTCGTCGGGCATGTGCGGCGCTTCAGGCGCCGCATCCTCACTGGTCGGACTCATGGTGCCCTCGGGCTCTGCGAACGTTTCAGGCGTCCACCCAGTGGCCTTCTCCAGGTCATTCCAGGAGATGATCCGGCCACGCAGATCCTCGGTCTCACTCAGCGGCTCGAAGCCACCCGTGATCCACTCACTCACAGCAGTCCCCTCTTCTTCGCTTCCCGCTCCATCTCTTCAAGCTGGATCTTCTCGTCCTCAGACGCACGACCCTGCTCTACCTTGAGGCGGTAGTCCTTGATGGACGACAGCAGAAAGCTGTTAATGAGATACTTCATGCCACGCCGAAAGGCACGGCGATTCGCGCTCACGAAACCTCCAAAGCGGGGAGAACCTTGGCGACAGCCGAAAGGATGTCGATCTTCTTGACGACGTGGAACTCGTCACCCTTGGCGATGATGACACCATCGTACTCGCGGAGGACGAAGTCACGGAGACGGGCATCCAGGACGGTGTTAACCCACTGGTCATAGGTCCCACCAACCTGGGAGTAGTCCTCCATCTCCGGAACACGGTGTTCCATCTCAACCGTGTCAACCTGGGGCGAACCCTCGCGGTAGTACGAGACAGTCAGAACGATCTTCTTCATCAGCTCTCCTTGGTGTAGATCCAGTAAGCCTCACCGAAGCCGATGAAGGCCATGGCGAAGCAGGCAATATCAAGATAGACCCACTGCGAAGCCATATCCATGTCCATCTGGAACATGTGCATGGACAGTGGAACCATGATGCCACTGAGGACAGCGAGGGCTACGGCTCGGAGCTTCCGCAGGAAGCCACGAACATTGGTTCCGTTGGAACCAATCATCCTCGCCTTACGCCACTTAATCTTCTTCAACGTAGATCGCCTCAACGTAGTATTCGTCATAGGCGAGACCGAGGGTCTCGGCATTGAAGATGGTGTGACGCAAACTCCACTCACCCTTCTTCTTTGCCACCACCCTGTCAAGGTAGTTGTTGGCCTTGTCCTCGTCCATGTGGGCGAACAGGAGAGTCAGGCCATCGGTGTTCTCGTTCTCTGCGCCGTAGCCGTTCCAGACGGCATAGACCTTGACCATTAGTTCCCCTTCACCCTGTCGAGCAGGAAGTCCTTGCCAAGCTTGAGGTAGGCACTGTTCACGTCCTCGCCATCAGGCATGGGGATGTTCACAGACCTGTCGTATTCTAGCATGACACGCTCGGCAAAGTCCTGCCCTGCGGTGTCACCATCAGAAAAGATATACACACGGGAGAAGTCCTGGAGGATGGAGGTCCAGTGCTTCTTCCAGTTCTTCGCCCCCGGAACCCCGATAGCTGGAAGACCGATCGCCCGGAGGGTGAGGGCATCGAACTCACCTTCAGCCACGCACAGGAAGTCCTCAGCCTCATCGAAGGATCGGACACCGTACAGCCTGGACTCCTCGCCCTTGGGCTTGAGGTACTTGCTGTGGTTCGGCTGAGACTTGCAGTCGTGATCCTTGATGCAGCGGAAGGTCATGGCAACTGGACCACTGTCGGTGATGTAGGGAATGCAGAGCCTGCCGACTCTGCGTTCATGTCCCTCCATCGGCTCCACGACGACGCCTAGACATTCTCGTACGGCGGCGTCCATCGAGATTCCCCGACTTGCGAGATACTCCTCGGCTTGACTTACGTTCTGCATGTACCGGAGAGTCGCCTCTTCCAAGAATTTCCGCTGTTCGGATGACAGCATCACGATGGGTCAGGCCCTCCCTTTTAGCGACTAGGTGTTCCGCCCTGCCCTTGTAGTCGCAGGCGTGGCAGACGAACATCTGTGTGGATTCGATGGAGATGTACGAGGCGGAGGCAGAGGAGTCACCATGGAAGGGGCACTTACACACCCGCCATCCGTACCCCTCTGCCAGATCCCCGGCTCCGTAGTGCTTGAGGATGGGGACGATGGGGAACAGCGGCTCATCGGAGCCGCCACTACTCATGCATCCTCGACCTTCACGGAGAGAATCTCCGCGTCGTCAGGGAGCCAGAACTCTCGGAAAAGCCAGGACTCGGGACGCCCATCGGCGTCCCACTCTGCGAAGTGGTCGTCATCGAAGAGGAGATCCTCATTGCCGTGCCTAACCTCCCACTCGACCGTGAGCCTCTTCACGATTCCTCCACAATTCCCAGATGCTTAGCCATCAGCTCCACTTGCTTATCCGCCTCAAGCAGGTCGAAGTAAACCTTGAGCAGGCCAGCGAACACATCGCCCTTCATGGTTACGTACCACTCCGCAGGGTTGCCCTTGCGCATGCGCTTGTGCCACACGGCAGCGATCCAAGCAGAAGCATTGGTGCCCTCCTTGTCCGCCTCGTCAACCCACTCCGACAGCGCCATGCGCTGGTGATCCTTGACCTCGATCACCACGTTAGGGTGCAGATTGATATCACCCTTGTCGTGCGCACCTGAGAGGGTGCGCCTCTCCACGTTGGGAAAGAACTGTGAAAGGTAGTTCACGACAGCCGTCTCGGCGGCAGTGCCGCGAGCTTTCTGCTTACTCACCACTTCACCTCTGAGTAGACATCATCCTCGCCCCGCTCGCAGACGAAGAGACCCTCATTGCAGCCGGACCACTGGACCAGGAAGCCATCGGCTTCGGCCCGCTTGATGATCGAGGCAATGAACGTTGCCCACTCGGTAGCTGTGAACTCACTCACGGTTAAGTTCCCTCACGATCGCCCGGATCTTCATCTTCACATCTCCTGCACGTGGACCACACTGCTTCTGCCCTGCGCAACCGCACTCGCCAGTCTCGTGCGCACGGCGCTCACGCTTCCAGAAGTCCAACAGCTCGGCTAACTTGGCCCTACGCTCCGGAGTCATCAGACCTCCTTGCGTCCGCAGTCAGAGCACTTGCGACCAGTGGCAATGCCCTTGCGACCGATGCCGAAGAAGTTATTGGACTCGCGGGTGACACGCTCGTACGGCTCGTACCGTCCACCGCACGTGCAGTTGTTCCAGTCGTCACCATGGACGCGATCGTAGAACGCATCCATCTCAGCCTTGGTCTTCTGGTTCTTGGGGTTCCAGAACTCACGGCGCCCATTGGGGCGCCCGTCCGACCCCAGGTGGACACGCTCGTATCCACCATTGTCAAGCTGCCGGTCCTCGTACTTCTCGCCCATGATCGTCCCCTCCGAAGAGATCAACTGCTGCCTTGTATGCCTGAGCACCCCTGCCGTACCAGTCCGTCAGCTTCTCCGGCGCTGGGTCAGTGATCTGACAGGTGTCACCCTTGGCATCCAGCCGCACGAAGGTGCGGCCAGTCGTGTCGTCATTGCCGAACCGGTTCTTGACGCACGCCACAAGCAGCTCATCCGGCTCCTTGGCAAGCGTCAGGATCAGAGCAGGGAGCTGGTTGGCCTTGCCCATGATAGAGCTCCGGGGAGGGCAAGGGTCACCCTTCGTGCCCTCACTCGTGTGATGAATGACCGTGATGCAAGCCATCCACTTGCGAGCCAGAGCCTTGAGCTCGAACATGACACCCCAGTACTGCTGATCCCCGGCGCCCTCCACGTCAATGTCCATCAGGACATCGATGATGATGTGGTGTGGGTACTCGCCGCGAACCTCAGCGTAGGCGTCAGCTTCCTGCTCCAGATGATCCAGGCTGGGGCCTGGATCGAAGCTCCACTTCACGTGCTCGAACGCCTTGAGAACACGCTGAGCATTCTCCACATTCGTCTTGGTCCACTGCTCTGTGGTCTCCATGGTCTCACCGGTCTTCATTGCCAGCACTCGGCTGGCCATGGTGAAGTCATCGGAGTCAGAAGAGAAGTAGAGTGTGGGTACGGTCGGGCCCATCTTGTCCACGATGTTCAGCATGAGCTGCGTCTTCATCGTGCCAGGTGGGCCAGCTATCTCACACACCGTGCCGCGACGGAACAGCATGCGGTTCTTTTCGAAGGTCTTGTACGGAGAAGGCAGCGGCTCACCCGCTGCCAACCCGCGTCCGACACTTCGGTGAAGTGTCTTGATCTCAGCTCCTAGATAATGAACATCTCGATCTTGTCACCGTCAATGCTCATCTCGAAGTGAGCACTCTTCCTGAGGGTGTCATAGCCAACCTGGCGCACGACAACACAGGAGTCAGATCCGATGTGGCACGTGCTCAGCTCAAGACCGAGATCCTCAAAGGCCGCCTTCAGGGCGGCCAGCTTCTCGTGCATGTCAGCTCTCCTGCGGTGCCACGTACACGGACTTGAACAGCTTCTTCGGCTTGCCCCGACCGCGAGAGTTCGGGATCTCCTCAGTGAACTTGGTGGCAACCTGGGCTCCCACCTCAACCTCAGCGGCGCCAACCTCGCGCAGCGCGTCACGCAGGGACTTGAGAAGCTCACCCTTGTAGTAGACGCGGCTCTCGGTACCGTCGTTCAGCACGAGATCCACGACAAGCTGAAGGATGGGCTCAGCATTCTGGGGCCACTTCACCTCGGAAGCCTTGACCGGCTTCCCGTTCTCCCAGAAACGCTTCTCGCCCGAGTCGAAGTCAGTCTCCTGGGAGACGCGAGCGGCGGTGACGAGACCCTGAATGGTGTCACCAACGGCATTGAAACTGAAGTACGGAACCTTCTTGGCGGTGCCGAACAGTGCAGACTGATCCACTTGTTTTCCCTTGGTTAGAGCAGGTTGACATTGACGGTGCCAGGAGCAGGACGCTCCCAAGGCTTCTGCTGGACATCCACGACCTTGGCTCCGAGCTCGGAGACCACCAGGTCTTCCTTCTGCTTGGATGTCATGGGCTTCTCGGTGAACACCGCAGTCTGAGTAGGCTGCGGCTTGGGCTGATACTTGCCACCATGGACAATGATGTCAGCCCATTCGCGCTGAGAGAGCTGAATGCATTCGACGGTGGGACCATCAAGCTGATTGAGATTCTCAAGCAGATCAGCCAGCGTCTCACCGGTCACCTTGATGTGCACGTACTCGTACGGCTTCGCACCAGGCAAGCCGAACTCTACTTCGAAGCTCACTTCTTCTTGCCCCAATCCTTCGGCTTCTGCTGAAGGTTCTCCTCGCCCAGCCAGTGAGCGAGACGGTTGAGATCGGTGCGGTTCAGGTCACCCTCGCCCTTGGATGCCATAACGTTCTGAATGGCGGCCTTGGTCTTGCGAAGATTGTCGTGACGATAGCTCATCAGAACGGAGCCTTCCCTTCTCGAATGTCGGCGTCGAACTTCAACGCCTGCTTGGTTGAGCCAGAGTACGTCAGGCAGTTGTCCTGCTGAGTGCACCACTGGCATGTAAATTCACGCTTGGCGGGATACATCCCGGTCCGTTCTGCTTCGACCATCTCTTGATAGGCAGCGTAGTAACGCTCCCCAATGGTGACTGCGTCATGGAAGAGATCGTCAAAGGTGTGAACCTTTGCAAGCTTCCCTTCGCGCGCCATGAAGTAGGCGCCCTTGATGGGCGCCATCTGCATCTTGACGCCGATCATGGCCGCGTAGGTCGCAAGCTGGAAGGTGTCCTTCGGCTTCGACTTCCCTGTTTTGATGTCAATGATCATAGGACCGTGGGTTTTGTGCACCACGACCCGATCGATAAAGCCCTTGATGGGAACTGGACAACCAGGAAGACTAGTTGTCACGTCCAGTTCTACGCTGTCGAGGGAAGCGACTTCTTCCTTGACGAACTTCTGCCAGTTGCTGACACACTGGGGACCAATTGTATCCCAGTCTTCTGGAGTGTCAGCCCCTGAGAGCCAGTACTTGGTGTCCCAGTAGAGCCCAGAAGATGCTTCCATGTCCTGGGCCACTACTGGATAGTAGTGCCTACGCCATGCGCTGTCGAGATCCTCACTCCAGTCAGGAGTGGTGTCGATCTCTTCAGTTAGTTTGTGCACGGCGGTTCCACCTGCGAAGTACACCGCTGGCTTAGCCGGTGCCTCCACAATCTTACCCAATTGGTAAGATTTCTTGCATCGCTCCCACGTAGTGAGAGTCGAATAGGATAGATGAAGGGGTACCATCTGTCCATTGTACACCACAACGCTGGAATGATGCGGGTCCGCGAACATCATGTCGCCTCGGCAGCCCTGGGATCGCACACCCAGGTTCCGTCTCCTGGGATTCCCGTATCAGGGGAACGCAGCTTCCTCACCGAAGTCTCAGCCGCTAGCCCTCTTGATCACGCCAGGCGAGGGGGCCCGCCCTGCGTTGTGGTTACACCGTATCACGCGGTCTGGCGGCCACGCAAGCTCTGGCGTTCCTTCTCTTCACGCGTCCGCCTACGGGCGTCCACGCAGGCGACACAGCGCAGAGAGGCTGTGAGGGTGCCAGGAGCCCCGATCTGGTGGTTCTTGAGGCAGAGGCCCGAGGCAAGCTGTGCGTTCGTCAGAGGCTGCACGTAGCCCCCATCGTAGGCACTCACGCGCTGGTCCAACCGGCACTGGGCGCAGCGCACGCGACCCTGAGCATGCTTGATCACGCCAGTGATCGACTTGTCGTGGCCGTGAGAACACTTACCCTCGCCCAACTGGAAGCCCTTGAGCGGGCTGAGGCCAGCGGGGAACAGCCCTCCCCGGACTGTCCAGGCCCGGTCATCTTCGTCAGAGTCCTCCAGACAGGATGCCCTTACGGGGCATCCTGAACAGACCTGCTGACCTCTGGCCACATTCCCCATGTCTGTCGGAGCTAGAGACCCTCCTAGCTTCTGCTCTGGAGGACTGAACCACTCGACTGGGCTGCCCTTACAGGCAGCCTGCTCAGTCCAATCCGGGTGAATGATTGACAACTGGTGATAGGTCATAGCTCCTCAAGATCATCTCGTTTCAAAAAGAATCCGGGGAGAAGGTTCCCTCGAGGGAACCGACTATCCCAAGTCCTCTTAGGCCATCCGTATTCGGACAAATCGGTCATAGCTAGCCATGAAGAAGGGGCCCCCGAAGGGCCCCTTTCATAATCAACTCAGAGCATCCTTGATTCTCGAAGAGAATAGACCTGTCCTTAAACCATCAGATCATCCTGTCCAAGCGGCCCGCTAGGGCGGTCCGCAGGACCAGCTTGGACTCTCTCTGGTTCTCTCGGAACCTTACAGGACAAGTCTAACGCTGCCTCCGAAACCGGTCAAACCATGAGGGTGTGACCTTCGTCACACCACCATCTGTACACTCAAGGCAGATGCAGCCAAGAGCCGGATCGAAGCACTTCGAACACACGCACGAACAGGGATTGCCATGGTTCCTGCGATGGTCCATCTCGGCTTCAAGGCTTTCGTCATATGCCACTGGTCCATTACCTCCCCGGATGATTACAATCTGGTCACATGTGGTACACTGGTCATATGCAGAAGATCCTAGTAATCCCAGACCTTCAAGTTCCTTACCACTCAGTCAGCTTCGTGAAGAAGCTGCTCCGAGTTACCCGAGCCTGGAAGCCAGATCACATTCATCAGGTCGGGGATCTTTTGGATTTGCCTGAAGTTTCCCGGTGGACCAAGAACCTCCACGGCGAGTTCCAGGCGACCCTTCAGGGGTCGCTGGACACTGCTCACGACATCCTCAAGCAGTTCAGGTTGGCCGCACCAGCGGCCTCGATGACGGTCACCATGGGCAACCACGATGAGAGGCTGGAGGAGTACATTGGAAAGTTCGCTCCCGCATTGCGGTCTTTGCGATCGTCCGATCTCGGCTACCAGCTCCGAGCTGGAGAGCTTGAGGTCGAAGTCAAGTCAGAACCCTTCCTGCTGGCACCTGGAGTGCTGGCGATCCATGGGCACGAGCGAGCGTACTCGTCTGTTTCAGGCAAGTACGAACTGGATCGTATCAAGCAGTATGGCTGCTCTGTGGTTTCCGGGCACACGCACACTCCTGTACTGGTGACCAGCGCACAAGGCTTCGGTTTCCAGCAGAAGCACTTCTTCGGGATGAACGTCGGCCACGCCATGGACTTGCAGCAGGTTGGCTACGTAGATGACGGGCATGTGAACTGGTGTCAGGCGTTCGGCACCCTTGAAGTCCATGGAAATGAAGTCTTTCCACGTTTGATTACAGCCCCAGATGGAAATTTTTCCTGGCAAGGGAAGTTGTACTGATGGACATGTGCAGCATTCTGGGATGGATTGATTTCTGTCTCAACCTAGCCATCCTTTACGCCGCATATGAACTCATCAAGGAGATTCGCAAGTGACTGACCTGGACTTTGACCGTCTCGATCCAATCGTGAAGCAGATCTCACGATCTATCGGCCGCCACTTTCTGAGCTATGTGTCCATTCCTGACATTGAGCAGGAGCTTTGGGCACACATCATGCTCAAGCAGACCCATGTTGCAGGTTACCTCACCCACCCTGAAGGCATGGGTGCGATCAACACTATGCTGGTGCGTCAGGCAAAGTACTACTGTGGGCAAGAGCGTGCGGCTTCGCTGGGGATCGACCCTGATGACTTCGCAATCTACTCTCCTCAGGTCGTCCGCACGCTTCTCGCAGATGTCTTCGAGTACGAAGACTGGCAGTCTTTCGCCATGAACTATGACAAGATGCCCAGTGGCAAGCGATTGGAGGCCACAACTGACCGTATCGCTATGCTCTGTGACGTCAAGTCAGCCGTGGAAAAGCTGCCCGAACGTGACTACAACATCATCATCGCCAGGTTCAAGTATCATTATGATGACGAAGCCCTGGCGGAGATGCTTGACATTGCGATCAGCAGCGTAGACACAACTGTCCGTCGCAGTGTGAATCGGATAGCGAAGTCTTTGAGCGAGCCTGATATCTCAATCGAGTATGTCGGGACTCGCAAGGTGCGCAGCAATGCTGCCGCAAGGGCAGAGCTGAGCAACCTGCATGACGGTAACTGAGAGTTGGGGAATCGGGAGGGCCTTGTGACCCTCCCCCATCCTCACGCCTCAGGCTTGTTGACACCCAGAGATTCGCTGGCAGCCTTCAGGAGGTCATCAACAGCCTCGCCATGGCCAAGGCCGTCCAGATAGTCAATCAGACTGTCACCAATCGTGGCGGACTCGTCAAATCGTTCCATATACCAGTCGCGCTCTTCCTTGAGGTCCTGGATCAGCATGCCCTGGATGTAGTTGCCCAGGCCCAGGAAGATGATGAGACCGCCGAGGAGGACCGCCCAGAAGACATCCATCAGGCCTCCTCGTAGTTGCCGAAGGCGCTGGCGGTGTCGGCCCGAAGGATTCCGCCCTTCACGTAGGTCACGACAGCAATCCTTACACCATCGTGCTCCACAATGGCGCGAACGGTGTAAATCTGACCCGTGCCGGTGCCACGGTACTGCTTGCCCACCTCGAAGAAGTGTGGGCGCAGATTGGACAGGGGGTAGATGTTTCCCCTGTCGCCCTGCCCGGTGTCCCAGGTGATCCAGGCGTACTCACCCTTGATGTGCTCAATGGTGTAGATGTCGTTGTCAAGGCGTGTCTTCACCTTGTCGCCAGCCTTGAACTGGTGAGTCATCTTTCCCTCTTTCACGAGCGTGTAGTTCATTGGGATGACCGAGGTTGCTACGGTCTGACGCATGCCAGAGTCGTAAATGATCGTCGCCCGGCCGGATTCGACCCGTGCGATGACGATAAGCATGTCTGACCTCTTGCTGCGCCAGGTCTGGCCCGCGCGGACTACCATCCGCCCTTCTCCTTCCAGTGCTCAGTCCCCGGATCGGCCTTGAGCCACGTCCAGAGCCCTATCTCATCCTTGAGCCACCCATGGTGCAGAGAGCAGCAGGGCCGCCTCTCGGGCGGCTTCACATGGTCCCACGCCTGCTTACTACTGGGACCGACCGGGGGAAGGATGGGAACCACCCTCCACCTGCCCTTGCCTTTGTGCGTCTGAGGGTCAGCGGCGAACCGCTGCCCTACTGCCTCGGCCTGGTTGACCGTATTGAACGGTCCAGCCGCGAACAGATGGAAGTCCTTGTCGTCAGGCCATTGAAGATTGGCCACAACCACATACTTCTTGGACTTCTCTCTCACCTCGTTCAGGGCAAGAATGATCTGCTCTGCTTCTTCCACGTCATCCCAGGCCTCTTCCTCAGCTCGCTGGAAGATTTTCAGAATGGCGTTCACTTCTGTTTTCGGTATTGCCATAGGATCTAGCTCCTTAACTGTCTGCTGATCCTCTGGCTCGCACCAAGAAAGGGGAGAGTCTTCCTTGATGCCAGCTAGGGGACCAGCAGTCAAAAGGCTGCTGGCTTGTCTCAGGAGTGCTGCTCGTAGTACTGCGTGGCTGCGGCCAAAGCCCCAGCCCAGGTGTCACCAACATCCTGCTGCTGCTGGGCCGCCCTGAAGACGCTAGCAGCCTTCGTGGAGATGCCCCAGCCCTTCTCGTGCAGATGGTCGGCCAAGTCGAACGCGTCCATAGGGTGGGCGTGTCCACTCAGTTCATCAACCGGAACGCCAGCGTTGAACATGGCCAGACCGACCATGCAGCCAGGCTGGGTGGGGCCAGTGAACTTGGTGTCACCGAGACCCCCAGTGAGCTGGTAGGTGTCGCCCTGGACGAACGCGTTGCGGCACTGCTGGTACGGGTAGACGTAGCTCTCGCCACGCTCTGCCACGCACTCACGCAGCAGCTTGATGGCGCGGTGCTCGTCAATGGTCTTGTTGAGCATAATCTCTCCCTGTAAGTCAATTTGGACTCATCAGCACTGGCTTCACCAGTGGACACGCCCGAAGGCGTGTTTCGTCCTTAGAAGTCAACCTGCTTGTAATCGTACCAGTCGGACGCATCCTCAAGGAACGGGTCCTTGGACTGCTCACCGATGTGCCGCAGGCGTGCCGCGTAGTACAGATCACGCGGGTCCGGGCGGGCAGTGTGCTCGATCATGTAGTAGTAGTGAGCTCCAGTGACCTTGCCTCGGAGCATGACGGACCACTTGACGAACTTCATCGGTCCTCCTCGCCAATGGCGCCGCAAATCTCGCAGTTGATGCACTCACCAGTGTAGATGTCATTCAGGAAGTCGGGAGACTCCCCACTAGCGAGACGCTCAAGCCAGCCCTCAACCTTCCCGTTGTCGAACGTGAAGAAGAGGACGTTCCCCTGGTGCTCGGTCAGTTCGAGGTACCCCCTGCCGATCTTCTCAAAGGGAACCTCGCCGTCATTGACCACAGCGCCCCCAGGGGAGATCCAGTTGAAGTCGTACCAGCCACCCCAGTGGTCCTCGTACTTGACCAAGCTCTGCGTCCAGCCGGTCGCCATGGTGGCGAAACCAGCCACGCACAGCGTAGTACCACACCGTGTGTTGGCCTGCTCGATGTTCTCCAGCTTGACCTGAAAACCACTAGGGACGCTGTTCTTGCGCATGATGCTGTTGTTGTAGTCGGCCCAGGAGTGCATGTCGAACGCCTTGCGGTGCTGACGGATGAACTCCAGAACCTGTCCAGCAGCTTCCTGAGTGTTCATATCTCTCTCCCTTGTTTCAGTGAGCCTAGCGGCTCACGGCGTCCGGGGGTGGAGTCGAACCACCCAGAAGACCATCCCGGACCACCTATCTACTTGCCGTTCAGCTTGAGCAGGAGGCGCGCAAGCGCCTCACCCCTGCTGGCAAACCCCTTGTGGGGCTTGCTGTCGAAACCGTGCAGGCGGTAACCCCAACGCTCACCTCGGCACTCCATGAGCATGCCGATGCGTCGGCCGCCCTTGAGGTGCACGGTCCAGAAGTTGCCCTTGCGGGACTGGTCGCCCTGACGGACGACCACCATGCTACGAACGATATCCATCAGACAAGAACCTTCACGCTCGTGTTTTCGTCCACCACGTAGTCACCTGCGCGGCATTCCAGCTTGATCTGACCCCAGCCCATGTCGATTGCTCGAATGAGCTTAGTGACAGCACTGTCGTCTCCGACCACCCTGCCCTTCCTGTGCTGGCCTTCGCCAGCAGGAACGACAATCATGGAACCCGGCTGCAAAAGAGCAGCCGGGAGGGTGACGTACGGCATCAGAGCTTGGACTCGATCTCGTTAGCGATCTGCTCGAACGTGTAGTTCTCGTCGTCGTTCAGGGTGACGAACGGGACGACTTCGTGGGTGTCCCACGTGATACCCGCCCAGTTTGCGACTGGAGTGGGCAGGTTCGTGCGAGACGTGTCGTGCTTAACTGCGTGATCCCCGTAGGTGTAGGCTTCGGAGTCCACATAGTCGAGCACGGCCGGGGGGATGGCACCCTCACGCACGGCAAGCTCACAGAGCACACCGAGGCAGCAGTAAGTGTCATCCATGTTACGCAGGCGCTTCTTGCCCTGCTGGAACTCGCCACTGCGAAGAGCGGCCAGCCACAGGGCCTTCACGTCCTGGTTCATCTGCATATCTCTCTCCCTACGAGCCTTTCTGGACTCATCAGCACAGCCACTAGCTGTGGACGGCGCCTAAGCGCCGTTTCGTCCTTAGTCGTTCATTTCGATTGGAACAATTTCCATCAGGAATCCAAGCGCCTCGCCCTGAAGGACAGCTTCGGCCGCCTCCCTAGTGGGCCATGCTCCCCAGATGTTATCAGGAGAGTCTTTCTGCACGATAAGGTAGATCACAACATCTCCACCTTGGCATGGATGGTTACCTTGAACACGTGGTAGCCATCACCGTAGGCATACGCGTCAGTGCGCGCTTCTTCTTCTGTGTCGCACTGTGCGTGCGGCTCTGCATCCACAGCGCCCGCAATGGACTTCCGTGCTGTGTAGAACACACGCGTCTGGTTCATCTCCC